GTGGCATGGGCGAGACACGTAACGCAGGGAATCGTTGAAGACGTAGTTGTTGGCTATGGCAAAACCGCTGGCGATGAAGTGTGGCTAGTGGTGACACGAACGCTTGGTGACGGAAGTAAGGGACGTTACATTAAATGCATTCGTCCTTCGTCTCCCAAGCACTTGGATAGATGCGCTCAATGTAACGTCCCTTACTTCCGTCACCAAGCGTTCGTGTCACCACTAGCCAAACTTCGTCGCCAGCTGTTTTGCCATAGCCAACAACTACGTCTTCAACGATTCCCTGCGTTACGTGTCTCGCCCATGCCACCACCTTCTGTGAAGCGTCGTAAATGCAGCTGAGGAGCACGCCGTCGTTTCTCACCACCCAAACAATCGGGTCTGGCTGGCGCTGGAAGGCCATCGCCTTCACTCCACCCCTCATGATGTGCTCGGCGAACTGCGTAATGTCGTTGTCGTCGTAGCCATACGTCGAAAGCGAATACGTAAGCTCGTACAGCTTCTCCGCGTCGCGCTGCACATGCAGTACCGCGCCTCCCGCATGAATTGGGCGAATCCGTGCGCTTCCTATGGAGCATTGGCGCTTAATCTGCACGTTGCTTGGCGTAACAGGATCATCGCCAGCGTTGCTCCCTTGAAGGACGTATTCAGCCGAAGAGGTTCCAATGAGAAGTGAGTTATTGTGTGCCGTCATCCACATGACGAATAGGCGTTCATCTGAGCCTATTTCGTGCATGAAGGCATCGTCATCCAGCGTTCCGTACGTGAAGTTCTCGTAGTCTCCGATGACGCTTCCCCACACGCTTTGAGGCTGATAGGTTGTGCCTGCGTACACCATGCGTTGCTGGAACAAGCAGCATGAGCGAGGGAACCCACGGTAGTCGGACCACGCCCCCTCGTACCAAATCTTGGTGGCCTCCCCGGATGAATACATCCGGTCATAGATGAAAACGTTTGCAACCGTACTCGACGATACACTCAGCACCTTTGCCGTACCGTAAATGTATTCCTCTGCGGCCTCAAGCGTTACGTATGGCACCTCCCCCTCATAGCCTGAGAAGTTTTCAATCTTCGCGCGCCAAAGAGCAAGTTCATCCGTCTGCTCAATCTCAGTCTCGAAGTTCTTATCTTTTGCACTCTCGTATGTGTAAACGTCCTCCCATACAAGCGTCGCGGCCTCGTAAGCGCGTTGAAGCACGATAGTTGCCGCATAAGTACCGCACGTACTAAACGTGAACTTCCCCTTAACTCGAATAAAAGGCTTCACGCCATTGCAAGTAATTGGGTCACGGGCCTTGCGAGACGCTGCTTTCACGCCAATCTTCCAATAGCTGCCAACGTGTTTCTGGTCGAATAATGGCGCAGATGCAGTAAGCGTACAGTTTCCGTACTCAGCAGAAGGAGTAATCGTCGTGTCCGTTACGTTCAACGGCATGAACGGAGGCTCGTCAAATTCGATAGGCGTTATCGTCCAGTTGTCGTCAGCGTAACGGGCCAGCTTCTGAGGAGCAATAAGCGGATGCGTAATATAAACCACATCGTTGATCTCCTTCCAGTCAATGTCCCCAATCGTGTCCTCGTCATACGGACTCACGATTTCGTAAGGAGCACCGTCTTTCATCACGATGCCGCCATCCGTGAAGAAACGAATGTACCTGTCGCCAAACTCCAAGAAGAAGACGACATCCGTGCTGTAGCTGAACGTGACGAGTCGGGCGCTCTTTCCACTGCCATACTTCGTTGAGGCAATGTACTGCGTTCCATTCCGCTTCTCTGCGTTCCCGTACTTGCGCGGAATCATGTTCTGCATCTGACGGCAGCCACGACCAAACACGTCAAGGTCGTAGCGACGGAAAAGCAGCGGGCTTATCTCACCGCCGTTGAAGTTGAGTTGGTCCCTGCGGCTATTTCCTTGCTTTGCCATTAGAGTGTATGGTTATGCCAACGTGCCTTGTCGAAGATGTTGTTTAGGCGAGGGCTCCACTGCCTCACTTTGCGCTGCCCGCAATCCACTGTAAACGCACGACTGAGCGCACGCTGGTACTCTTGGTTGAGCATCACGGCAAGATTGGGGTCTCGCCTGCGCATCGTTGCCAGCTTCGATGCCACCAAGGTAATCACTGCGGAACGGAACAGATTGTCGAATGCCGTCTCCGTGGCGCTATACTTCACGTAAACAAGCTCTGCCTCGGCTGCGTCCGTGTAAATGTAGCTGCCCTCGATTGCGAAAATCGTACTGCCAGAGATGTAAGGGGCCTCATTAAACTTCACGATTCGCAGGCAGTCGGCTGGAATCGCATAAGCATACTTCCACCCAAACGTAGGCGTAACATCACTGGCCGCCGTCAACGTCTCTCGCGTGGTAAGGCATTGCCAGTTGCGTTCACGGCCAGCCTCACGGATGGACTCCTCAAGAACTGCGGCCAGTGTCCGCGCATGGATGAATGACGAGTCGTTAAAGTCAAGGCTCTGAGGCTCTGCAATCTTGAGAAGCGCAGCCTTCAGAATGCCACTGCTATCCCCCACTTCTTTCCACTCGCTCTTAGTCTCCACCATGTCTAGGCGTTGAGCCCTGTTCCCGATAAGCTCCTTGTACTCGTCCGTGAGGAGCTTCACCAAGTCAGAGTCTTGCCGCTTCACAGAGCACATCTTGGAGGCAAGATAGACGGAAATGGCCTCGCACAGCGCAGTGTCAAACGTGCTGGGGTCGCTCTTGTATGCCGTATAGCAGAGCTTCGCCTCGGTGGCATCCGTTACAATCGTGCCTCCGTTTATATCGAAGTAGTCTTCGTCCGGGGCCGTGTGCTCGTTAAAGCTCAGAGCACGCACAAAGTCAGCAGGAAGCGTGTATGCCTTCGTCCATCCAAAGGCTGGGTCGTCCGGAGCCGCCGTAAGCGTTGCAAGCGTCGTGAGGCATTTCCAAGGCGTCTCGCGGCTCACCTGCTTAACTGTTTCGGCCCAAAGCGCAGAGGCCAGCACAGCATTGGGGTCTTTGGTGTCGTTGATGGAGGCGATGCGCTTCTCGCCAATTCTCACCAACGCTTCATTCACTACGTCCAACTGTGAGGCCATTCTGGATGTCTCCTATGTCTCTTACATTAAACCCCGCCCGAGTTGTGCGTCTCGGGCGGGGGAGCACTATTTATGAACAACACACGAACAGCGGGAGGCCCATGAACCCCTCCCGCAATCTTTTACATCTTGGCAAACACCGCGCGAATCACGACCTTCTTGCCAGCGGTCAACGTGTCCGCAGTGGCAAGGGTCGCGATAAACGTGGTGGCTTTCGTGGTGGTGGTGGGCTTCAGCCACTCCACACCGCCAGTAGCGTCAACCGACGCGGCGGCATGAACGTCAACACTCGCAGCGATGCAGTCCGCATCGGCAGCCGTACCGATGTGAAGCGTCGCGGTAGTGCCGAGAGCTTCGCAGTCGATATGCCACAGATTAGGGACAGCTCGATAGCCAGCGGGAACGATGAACAGGTTGGCCGTATCGTTGGCTGCGTCGAAGGAAGCCTCTACGGCAATCGTAGCGTCGTAGTAGGCGAAGCTCGCCCCTATTTGAGAACCGTAGCCAGCGGGAGCCGGCTCGGTGTTTTGTACGACATAGATGTCGGAATTAATAGAAGCCATATTATTTGTTCTCCTCTAGTTGTTAGGCGATGGTGGCGTAGTAGTTCTTGACGACAAACACGCCCTTATCCTGAGCGCGAGCGCCACCCATACGAGCGGAACTGCGGAACTGGATGGCCCCGTTACGGTCAGGACGGGTCTCAATGGCCGACTTGCGCGAGCCAAAGTTGAACCGGATGGCCTGTTTACTGTAAACCAAAGAGTTGACGGTTTTGGCGCCGGAGTCCGTGGTGAGCTGGTTGGAAACAATCCATGTGAAGCCCATCCAACGGCTACCAACGACGCTACCGCCTTCAATCGGGGCAACCGTCGTATAGTCCTTGGAGCGAACTTCGTTGACGCTGACGATGAGGTTTTCCTCGTCCTTGGGGGAAATGACCCAAGTGAGTTCGGCAGGATTGACGTCCTGCTCACGAGCAAGTCGAACGATCTTCGCCACCTTGGCGAACGTCAGGCCGGCGCCACCATGCGCAATGATGTTGTCGGTGGGGAACGCTTGCGTGCTGGTCGGAGCATTGGCACCGATGGACACCGCACTTTCGACGGCTGCAATAATCTTCTTCTCCTTGATGCGGTTATAGCCATAGGTCATGGCATTGATGATGTCGGAGCCGGGGCTCGTAATCTCGTCGAGAAGGGACTCATCCCATTCGTCGAGAGCCGGAGCCACAGGGACCATCACCTTCTCGGTAACAACCCAACGCTGGGTGGCATTGTACTCACCGATGTTGGTTTGCGCCATACGGCCATCGGTGGCGTCCGCCCAATCAATGGTGGTGCCGACGAGAATGGACTTCGACTTTGCATCGAAGTTGAACGGGGTAACAGTACTGTCGAGGACAGAGCTGGTTTGCTGAATCGCCGCCTCGATATTGGTGGCGAATTTCTGATGAAAAATCTCAGGGATCGTATAAGACATTTGAAATCCTTACATTGAAGTTAACTAACACTTCGGATTTCGTGTGCCCGCACCAGCGGCACTACTTTCCATCGGCACCTGAGAGGCCCATTGCTGGGGTGGCAAACAGGACATCGCCTAGAACGGAGAAATAGCCCCGCGCTAGGCGATGTCAACATCCTATCTTTACTTCTTTGCTAAAGATGCAAGCTTTCTGGCAATCTCGCTCTGCTGGCGATTAAGCTCATTGTACTTTGCGAAGTCTCCAGCGGCCTGCGCCTGCATGGCCTGCTTGCCAAGTTCGAGCGCCTTGGCCTGCAAGTTGACAGCGCCACCGCCGTCGCTAGGGCCATTAGCCGCAACGAAACTGGACTCGCCAAGCTTCTCATGCACCTTGGCCAGAAGCTTGATGATTGAGGCATTGTTGCCAATCGAAGGGTCGTTTACGTCAACGCCAAGCGCCGCCGCAGCAGCAGAAGCGTTCTTCAAAGACTCGGCACGCTTTGCACCGAAAGCCTCCGTGAGCGCAGCGTCCTGTTGCTTCATGTACGCCTCCATACGCTTCGACTCAAGGCCCATCTGGTACTCGATGAGCTTCTGCACCTCCTCCTTGCCGAAGCCCTCCTTGTGTGCGAACGCGGCAAATTCCTTGGCCGTGGCGTCGTCCCAGCTCGTTCCAGAAGGAAGCTCGGCAGGCGCTTTAAGCTCGTAGCCATCGGGCGACTCAGGGACACCTCGAAGCGTGCGCATACGGGTGTTGAAGGCATCCTTGACGTTCTGCGGAGCATCCTCGGGTGGACGCTCAAAACCTTTCTGCGACGCCGCCCAATTAAGGTTCTCCAGGCCCTTGGCTAGATTGGCAGCATCCTTCCATCGGCTCGCCACCTTGGAGAACGCCGCACGAGACTCTTCGGGGAAGGCTTCAAGGAACGCCTTGTTTAGCGTACCGTCCTTCTCGTAAATTGTGAAGGCGGGAGCACCAGCCTCTCCGCCTCCTTGCGCCTCACTTTTATTCGTACTTTCTTGGGATGAGGACAAAAGTGTACCAGCACCACCTTGCTGCGCTTGAGCCTGCTGTTGCGTAGCGGCATCACCGCCGCCCTGCACTCCAGCTTGGGAGCCAGCGCCATTGGCGCCAGCCGAGTTACCGCCATCACTTCCAGTTGCGTCTGCCATAGTGTTATTCGTCGTTGTCGTTGTTGTTGTTAGTGCCAATGAAGCCTACTCGCTTGAGAAGGCCCAAAGCAAAATTGCGCCCGCCATCGCGATAGGCGGCTGCGTGCGTTTCCTCCATGTGCGAGGAAATGAACGTGGGCTGGTAGATGCCGCCTTCGCGGGCGATCACCTCTAGTACCGTCTGCTGCGCCTCGGTTCGTGGCGTGCTTGGTTCGCCAAACACAGTGATGAAAGCTTTTCGCTCCTCTTCGCGCTTGCGACGCATCTTCTCTACGTCAGCCATTTGTCCGTGTATGATGCTCATTTTGTTAGATATTCAATAACAAGAAAAGCGGTAGCGAAAAAAGATGTAAGTGATAGCACTGAAAAAAAAACAAAAAGCCATGTAAGCATGGAACCCTCACGCGCTACCACCGATAGATACTCTTCCTCGGAATACGTTGGCCGAAGTAATCCTGGGAACAACGTTACTATTTTATAGATGGGCTTGTGCGTGTTTTGGTTCATGCGAAACTACTGCCCGCCGCCACCACCCACTGCAAGATTCAATCCAGCGGCCTTTGCGTCTTTGGCTGCACTAGCCGCCTCGCTCGCCATGGAGAGAGCGTTCTGTTGCTGCATGGCCTGCATACGCGCATCTGCCACCGTCTGCGCCTCTTCAGGCGTGCGGATGCTGCTGTCGGCAAGGTTGAAACTGCGGGCCGCTTTGCGTGCCATGTCAACGAAGTCGAACTGGTCAACCGCCGTTGCGTCATACGGAGCAATGGCCGCAAGCATATTAAGCACTTGGAAACTGCTCCGCGTCTGCACTGCCTGCACCGCCAAGCTGATCTTCGACTGGTAGGCCATCTGCGGCTCTACGTTGTTGTTCTCCGCAAACTGGAACACAACCGCCGGAGGTTTTGGAAAACGACCAGCACGGAGCAACAAGGCAAATACACGCCTCAGTAACGGGTCGATGAACTCTCCGTAGTAGCGGGCTTGCGCAGGATGGAATAGAACGAGTTTTTCGTCCGCCAACTGCATCGCCTCAAAAGTCGCCATGCGCTTCGTGCTGTCCGTAAACACTTGGAACATGTCATTGAAGAACGTGGCGCGAATCGACTCTTGCTTTGATGCAAGCAGGTCAGCCCCCCATTGAACTTGCCCACCAGCATACAAAGACTTCGGGATGAGGTCGGGACGGTTGCTGTCCAATACGACAAGCCCATTTGGGGAAAGGTCGGGCGACTCCTCCATATTGTCGTAAACAGCCGTGGGCGGAAATACAGCCTTCTCAATGCCGGCAGAGAGACAGGCGCTAAGGAAATTCGTCTCGCGAATCGTCGGCATACACTTCATCGCCGGAGAAATGCCATAGCGTTCACCACGCATCTTCTCCCAGCGCGTGACGAAAATAGGCATCTCCTCGAAACCGCCTTCGCTCACAAGCCACTTGTCATCCTTGTCAACGTAGAAGTCGGCTACGGGCTTGTTCTCCTTGTCCAGCTTCTTCTCATCGCGCCATGCGCTAGGACGCGGCATCACCATGTGGATATACTCATGCGTGTCGTCCCATTTCTTGCCGCTAGGATCGTCGAGCGCCTCCCTCACCTTCGACGACAACGCATCACGCCCAAACTTCTTCTCGGCCTGCCGATGCGTAAACTTAATGCACCGCGCCACCGTGTCCACAACGCCACGGTCGTCCTCGTCGATGAGGAAATGCCCGGCCTCAAAATGCTTGAACCAAAGGCTCCCATTATGCAGCTCGCTGTACATGGCACTCGTGCCAGCCCAGCCTCTATCTTGAAGCACGCCCAAGCTCTCCGTGTAGAAATTGCTCCGCGCCATTTCCTGACGCATAATCTCACCGCACTTGGCATACCACTGAATAGCCTCTTCATTATCGGCCAACCCCGCCGGAGGCACGCCCGTATACCAAATCTCGTTAATCGGCGTCATGTTCGCCATGCTGCCAGCAGCAAGCACGTCGTTGGCCTTTACGGCAGTGTCGTCATAAAGATTGCCACTGATTGAACGCAGGTCTGGGCTCACCCAGCTCATAACATCCGACTTCTGCGGGGCAACGTACTTTGCCACCTCGTCGATGATGTTGAGCCAGTCCGTGGCATCAGCCTTCATCTTGTCGTAGCGGTCAACCACCCACCGACCCAACTCCTCTCTTGAAGGCTTTTCGCTCATAAATTATTACACCCCACCCAATAGCGTTTTCGTAGCCACTTGTGTGTTCCCGTCCTGCGCCCCTGCAAGAAGCGTGCTCTGCTGACCTTTTCGACGAAGTGTAGCTAGTTGCTGCTCACGAGCCTTCGTAGCCGCCTCGCTAGTCGAGACAACAACGGGCTGACTGACAGAAGGAGATTTGCTTGGGCCACCCATGAAGCCTTATCTGGATAAGTTTAGTACAGAGGTCAAGATTCTTTTAGCCCTGTCCATCTCCATCGTGTACATCTCG